ACTGGTCATACTGCTCGCCGTCAGCGAAGTAGGCTTCGACCGTGCCTGACAGGTTCAGACGGCCCGCTGCGATGCCAACCGGGAACTTCGAGCCCACGGCCTGTTGGTTACGCAGGTTGCCTTCGAGGCTGAACTGGATCGAACGGATCGCGGTTGCCGCCTGCGTGCCGTTGTAGGTCAAGGAGCCGACGTTTGCGGTGGCTGATACGACCTCCGTAGCCGGGGCTTCGAGAACCGTGTAGTTGGTCGTGTTGCCCAGCTTGTTAATCGCCGAACGACGAGTCTCACGTCCCATCGTCGTGGTCGAACCGGTGACAATAGCGCCAGCGGTGATTTCCATCGAAAAAGCACCCATGCGGAGGCCGTCTGCGATGAAATGCTGATCAACGTCGAAGAAACTGGTTTCGATCGAGGCCGACTGCGGTGTGATCTGCGAAACGTCGCTCGGGTTGCGGAGCATCGAGCCCTTGATCGTGATCGGGGCCGAGGCGATGATCGTCGGAAGATCGCGATCCACAACGATGGTGTCGTCAGTCAGGGCGGAGATCGTGTAAAAGCCACCCGTGGTAGCGCTTCCGCCGGAGAAGTTCGTGACTGCAAGCGTCGAGTCATCTTGGGTGATCTTGCCGCCCGTCTTGAAGAGGTTCTTGACGGTAACGACACCCAGAGCCGACGTAGCGAAGCAGTTCAGAGCACCGCTCGGGCGCAGCTTGTTGATCGCGTTGGCGAGGTTGGTTGCCGTCTCGGTGTCGTCCGCGCCGATCGAGAAATCAGTGTCGGCGACCAGAGTGACGCTTTCAATACCGTCGCTGATCGTGACGCTCTCCCCGACAAGCACCGTGACTGCGGTGATAGTGCCGGTTTCGTAACCGATACCCTCGACGAAGATGCGCTGGCCTACCTTGAGTTGACCTGCCGCGATGGCCGAAGCGAACGGGTCGGTGCCGCCACCGTCGATCGTGCGGGCGGTTGCACCGAAGCCGATGTCGGTGTTCTTGAGAATGATAACGTCGTTGGCGTCGGCCACGGTCGTATACTGGCTTGCTGCTTCGGTGACGAGCGTGGTTGTCGTGATCGTGATCGTAGTAACACCGGCCAAAAAGGTAACGCTTTCGATCTCGACGTAATCATTGTTCTGGATGTTGTTGAAGCCTGAGAGCTTGAGGCGACGCCCAGCCGTGAAGTAGGCCGAAAAATCACCGCCCGAGATGGCGATCGTGTCGTTGCCGGTGATCGAGACCTGCACGCCACGGAAGAAGTCGAACTCCATTGGACGCGACCATGTGCCCATCAGAACGCGCTGGAGGTCGAGGTCGGTGGTGCCTGCCGCAAATTCCCAGTTGATTTCACCACCGGACATTGCTGCTGTCTCGATGACCGAGGACACCATGCGATCAGCGCGAATTTCGTCGGAAACAACAGTTTCCTTGGTCGCAGCAAGCGACGAAGACGTGAAACGACGGTTACGAGTAACGCCGCTCGCCGGGGTTTCGCCCCATGCAGCGTTGCTCTCAATGATTTCGCGAAGGGAGGCGCGGTTGGATTCGGCGAGAAGCTTGTTTGCCATGTTCGGTTAAACCCTCAGTTAGGTGCGTGGAGGCATGGCCCCCGCATTGAGGGCTGGAAAAGAGATCATAATGGTAAACGAATATGGTCAACTTGTCAAGCAAAAATTACCTTTTACAACCAAGAAAACCATGGTTCCCAATGAATCAGATTGTGATCTGGACTGGCTCGATCGTGTCGCGTTCGAACGGCACCCGAACCACATAGCAATACCAGCCTGACGACTTTTGCTCCACATCGCCTTCCTCAGCCGCGCCAAAGCGATAAGACGAACCATCTGCATCGCGCCCCTGACGGAACTGGAACAGGTCTCGGAAAATGTCACCACCCCGTGTCAGGATCGCCGATCCGGAGTTCTTCGGGGCCCATAACGTAAGCTGCACGAAACCGATATAGCGGACACGCACGCGGCCGCGTCCTTCGCCACCCACGATGATCGGCTTGGGACCTGACTTGATGTGGAACTCTGCATAGGGTGCGTTCTTGGGAACATTGAACTCTTGGTTCGGATACGCGATCGGGCGGTTCACAAGCGCCGGGTTGGTTTCCGCCTCATTGAACATGATTGTCGTGAGGTAAGCGCGTTCTGTTTCTTTGCTCACGAGAGCATTCCTTTCGATCGCACCAAGGCGTTGATATACGAAGACGTGAGTCCGAACATGCCACCCGGCGAACGTGAGCGCAAGGGCGGTCCCGGAAGCAGTCCCTTTTCGAGACCAACAATGTCCGGAGAGTTGTTGGTCAGGTAAATTGCGGCGAACGGATTGGCGGTCAGCCCTAGCGTTGTAAGGCTCTGGGCTGCGGCCGCTTCGTTCACACCGCGACGTGGTTCTTGGCCAAGCGCCATGGAGTTTGTAGGGCCGGGCGGGCCGTTGTCGATTGCGTCGTAGGTGATCGAATTTGATGTCCCGATCGTCCAAATATAGTTTCGAACAGCCTGACCAGTGTTGACCGGGGTAACCGACTTGATGTGATTGTCGATCTCAGTCACCAGCCAAGAGACACGCTGGGCAAACTTGGCCTCAAGCTTGTCGATCGAGGCCAGCGCGTCACTGCGAGCCCGCTCCTTGCCGATAATGCCTGTGCGGGCCACGTCTTAGGTCCGGCAGATAAACAGTATCACAAGGCTCCCACCGGGCACCTCAGCACGTTTCTTGATAGTCCACTCAAGGCCCGATGCTCGAACGACTCGATCAGTGTCGGCTTCCGGGAGCCGTGCGAGAAATTTGCCCGGAATAAGAACCTTGGCTTCCGCTTCCATGACCTCATAGTTTCTCACGTCCTGATCAGTAACTTTACAGATGACGATATTCTGGAGAGGCACGTCGTCCTGATCGTTAGTGGTCGTGTCCGTGGCCGGGTCATAGACCGGCTGGCCGTTGATATAGCGCAGCGTGATGTTCTCGGTAAGCTCACCTTTACCGAGAACATTGGTGAACGCATTCGCCACCTGATCGTCGAGAAGCTTTTTGAAAGTCATTAGTGCTTGATGATCCGCTTAGGCCCACCACGGCCCATCGAGACCCAGCCAAGGCCACGCAGAATGAAACCGATCTGATCCGGGAACTTGTAGGTGGTGGCATACGGATCGAAGCGTAGCGTGATCACGTCGGCCTTGAGCATGGTGAGGTTGTTGTTGGTGTTGACTTCGTTCGGGTTGAACGTGATAAGGTGATTGGCCAGAATCGCCACCGCCTGCTTCACTGCCAGTGGAACAATGTCCTCGTCAACCGGAAGGTTCTCCCGGTCGGTCACGCCGCATCGAGGCCATGCAAGGCCTGATGTCTCATGCATTTTGCGGCCGTCCCACTTGACACGCTGGTCAAGAATTTGGCTGCCCCAGATGATGAGGTTGGCCTTGGCCACATCGTCCAAGAGTGTCCACGCGCCGTTGGCGCTGGCTTGATATGAGAGGATGTCGTCGATCTCTTCGACAGTCGCGTAGCTGTTGGCTGTCACGACGCCGGTGCCATCTTCGACTACGAGAGTTGCCATGTTTTAGCTCCGCTTGCAAAAAGCGCCCGGCAAGCTACCTGCCTGCCGAGCGCTGGGATGTGAAAGAAGGGATCGCTTAGTCGTTACGGCGGCGGCCACGGCGGCGAGAGCCACTGGCGTTGCTCCGCGAACGGTTGTTGCGGTTCGAGCCCATGTTGGAGGCGTTCTTTGCAGAAACACCGCGCCCACCGCTGGAGCTACCGCCGTATCCCTTGCCTTTAGGCATTGGTCAGTTCGACGATATTTTCGATGATGGTCTCGCGCTTCGCGAGGTGGTGTGGTTTGCGGCCGAACTTCTCTTCGATGTAAGCGGCGGCAGCATCACGGTCTTCAAGGTGGGCGAAATCTTCGGCGGTCACCGGCGGCTTGGGTGCATCTTCTGCATCGTCTTCGGTGCCTTCATTCTCGACCGGAGCGTCTTCTGCGGCTGGTTCAACAGCGGCTGGCTCAGCCGGGACTTGAACAACCTTTTCGATAATGGTTGGCTTGGTGAAAGTCCAGCCAGCATGTTCGACGAGATCGCGGGCATTCATCTTCGACATCTCAAAGGCATCGCCCTTTGGGTCGTAGACTGTCGTGGTGTTTGGGTTGCTCATTGAAGGGCTCCTTGTCAGGCCGGGAGGAAAAGGGCGGCGGGTTCGGCCGCCGACCAATTCTTATTCAGCAGAAAACCGCTTAGCGGATGATCCCACCCGCGATGAACGCGTGGTAGTCGAGGATCGGTGTGGTGCCGCCCAGAGTCGCAGTGATCTTCATGAACGCAGCGGTGGACAGGAGACCACGAACCGTGTCGAAATCGACGAGGAGGACGTGCTGGCCCGTGCCAGTGAGGGTGAGCGTGTGCGTCACGGTCGAAGCCGAGAAAGCAGCGTCGTCACCGAACACGAGGGTAAGCACGTAGGTTTCATCACCGGTTGTGGTGTCGATCGCATCGACGTTCACGACAACAGCGAAAGTCTGGTCGGCCAGTTCGTTTTCGGTGTTCCAGTAACCGTCAAGCTGTTCGAGGGCGTAGACCTCGGAATCAGCCGTTGCGGTGATTGCGGCAGCCGACTTCGCACGAAGGGTAATTGCCGGTGCGGCATCGAGCATATACTTGAACTTGCTATTCATCTTCGCCATTGGAAGATACTCCTTGGATTGGGGTTAGTGGAGGGGGGAAACTAACCCCCAAGAATCTGATTGAGACGTGCCAGAGGCAAGGATGGGGACGGACGTGAGCCCGTCCCCGTTAACCTTACTTCTTGACGGCGGCGTTGGTGATGCCCCAGATGCGAGCAGCGGCCTTGCCGTGCATGACGGCCATGGCAACCAACCACTCGACGCGGGTGCGGAACACCGGCTGTGCGTCGATCTCGCCGAGGTCACGGACATCCATGATGCCGTTCTGGAGACCTACGATCTTGCCGTCGTCGAAGCTCACGACATAGATCGACTGAGACACAACACCACCGCCCGGACCGGCTTCGTTGAAGTCGATGATCTTCTCACCACGCTCGTCGTCCTCGGTTACGAGGATCGGGAGATCGTTGTAGAAGCCGACGCGACGACCGAAGTCGTCCTTGTCCCACTGGAGGTCACCACCCACGTCGCGGTCCTTCGCGGCCTGCGAGAGCAGGTTACGCATACGCTTCGACATGACGATGTGCGTCGGGTCGTCAACGCGGTCGATCGCTTCGTCGAGGGTTGCAAGGCTCAGCGCGCCGTTCGCGTTCGGCGAGGACTCGTCAGCGGCGAGAAGCTGGTAGCCACGCACACGCTTGCGGAGGCCGTCGAAGGAAACGCCGTCGTCGCCATCACCATTGATGAAAGCAGCCGTGATCTTGGCACCCATGGCCTTGATCTGCATGGTTTCCTGACGCGTGCGGACGCCGACGCCGTGCGTCTTGACGAGCGCGGTGTCAACGTCGAGTTCGCCGCCAGCGATACGCAGGGTCTCGCTCTGCGGGTTCACGACGCCAACAGATGCGTCATAACCTTGGTTGTAGCCACGGAAACCGACGCTCGGCAGCTTTGCTTCCTGAGCATAGCTATACGAGTTGCCCGGAATGTCCATGAGCGGAAGCGCAGCCATGAGGTCCGTGGAGCCAGCGAACATCTCGATGATCGCCTGACGCTTGAGGTCCCCATCAATGAGCTTCGATGCTTCGTGAAGAGTCAGCATTGAAAAATATCCTCTTGATTGGAAAGTGATTGTCGTCGGCCGCCATCGACTGGTGGGGTTGATGAGACCCCGACCAGACGGCCATCAGTCGGGGTTAAGCTTGTTGACAGTGACCGACGACGAACCTTCCAAACGAACTTGGCTTACTTCTTCGAAGCGCCCAGCTTGTTGGCCAGTTCGAGACGTTGCTGAGGGGACATCTCGGAAATCTGCTTGGCGGTGAAACCGCCAGTCTTCTCTTCCTTACCACCACCAGCACCGCCACCGGCGTTGCCTTTGAAATAGTGCGGTGCTTCGTCGCGGAGCTTTGCGAGCCATTCCGTAACAGTCATCGGGCTTCCGCCGTCAGCACCGTAAATCACGCTTTCGCCCTTCTTCGGAACCAACCCACCGTCTTCCACGCGGAAGACTCGGTAGGCACGTTCGAGCACGTCCGGCAGGGCCTCAGTGCGAACGCCGCTTTCCGGAACGATGACCGCCGCAGTGACTTCCTTGTCGATATGCGTGCGGTTCAGGCGCTCGGTCAGCGTCTTGGCTTCGTTTTCCTTTTCCGCCAGTTGACGGTGAAGGGCCTTGTTGTTGTCCTCGTAACCGTCCTTGAGCACCTTGAGGCGATCCTGAACGGCCTGTTCGATCTGGTCGTCGGTCTTGAGTTCGCCGTCCTTCACCCGCTGGGCAATGTCGCGAAGTTCCTTGACCTCGTTCGTGAAGTGGTCAAAGTCTTCACCGGCGATGTCCTTCACGCGAGCAAGCTGCGGCGTCATCGCTTCGACGGTCTTCGACAGTTCGATGTTCTTGTTGCGAAACTCTTCGAGCTTCTTGTTCGGAACGACATTGACGGAGACTTCTCCGGTTTCTTCGTTCGTCTGGGCAAACTCTTTCAGACCCTCCGGGACTGCTTCGAGATTTAGGAAATTGATTACTGGCATTGAAAAGTTCCTCACCGAGGGACGAAAAAACGTAGGAACACTACGACCTCCGGGACCCTCCCGGAGGATTTTCATTTTCCACTGCACGCGCTTGCGGACTGCGGTCGAAAACCATGGGGGAATGCTTATGCTGGTTCCCCCGGAACCTTATGTTGGAAAAGTTACCGAGAACACGACGTTGGACCCCAACGCAGTTCTATCGGAAAGATGGCATATAGTGTAATAGAAATTATGCTAACTGTCAAGCAAAAATTGCGCTTAACCGAAAAAAGTTACTTACGAGGTTTACGAATCGCCTTACCACGGCGGTGACGACCCATCTCTTCGCTGATCACCTTGTCCAGCGCGTCAGTGTCTTCGCTTCCATCAAACTCATCCAGATCGTCGGCCCAAAGACGGTCCCTGATGCGTCGATCCAAATGAAGGTCGTATTCGTCAGACATTATTCGGCTGGTGGCTTGTCTCGGGTCTGCGCTTGGCGGGCGGCGGCCGGGACAGGTGGGATGTCGGTGTCATCTGGATTGTTGCCTTGCGCCTGCTTCTCTTGCGACTTACGGTTGGCGGCGGCCTGTCTTTCCTTGGCCTTGATGTCCATTTCGTCGCGCTTGGTCTCATTATCGTCCAGATCGCGCTGGAGTTCATCCTGCCGCTGAGCACGCGAATCCGGGAAGCCTTCCTGACGGCTCTCGAAGTCCGGTTGGTTCGGGAACTGTGCTTCATCTTCGAGCATCTTCATGAAAATTTCCTTGGTGACGTATTCCGGAATAACGTCGGCCTTAAGGAAGTATTCGTAGATGATCTCGATCGGTAGAAGGTTCGCCTGATACATCATAGTGATGGCGCGGAACTCACGGGCGGCTGCCTGATCCAGTAGGAAGTCTTGGTTTACGCGGAACTCAAGGGCTTCGCTGGGCTCTTCGTTCAGCCACATCGACAAGATTTCAGCGAGTTCCGTAAAGTTCTCGTTGAGAACCGTGGTGACATTCAAAAGCAGTGATTGCTCGTTGCGGTCTTTAAGCTTCACTTGGTTGTCGGACTGCCCGGCTGTGTTGGAGTCTCCGATAAGGCGACCGCCAAGTGATGCGACTTGTGTCTCTTTGTGTTCAAGCGCCTTTTCAAGGCTCTTGAGGCCTTGGCCGTTGAACTCGATGATACCGGCTTTTTCGTTAGTGCCAATTTCCCATACAACGCTCGGGCCGATGTGATATTCGTCATCTTCCGAACCACCGGTGACGTAGTAGACCGGGTTTGCCGTGTAGAAGCGCCCATGCTCAAGCTGAGCATAGGTCTTGTAGTGCGACATATTAAGCGTGAGAATGTCGAGGATCGGCGGCTTCTCGACCGACGAGAGGCGCGTCGTAGCGTTGAAAAAGCGGAAGGGGATACGGTCCATCGGCACGCCATAAACCATCGGAGTCGCAACGATTGGCTCTTCGGTCAGGTCAGCGTCTTGTCCCGGATTCTCGTAAAGCTCCTGCTGATAGACCATACGATCGAAATTTTCGTCCCAAACGAGACGCAGGATGCGATACTTGATGTAGAGGTGGCCGTAATTCGGGTTCGGCTTGGACTCGTTACCTTCGAACGTCACGATCCGACGGTCGGGCTCGAACTCTCGCAGGAGGATGAAGTCGAACTCGTCTCGGCCATCGATCTCGGCCGTGGACCAGTCAAGGATATTCTCACAGGTGTAACCTGCCAAATAGGGCCGCACAAACGGTCCATCATTAGCCGATTTGTCAACCAGAACGCCATAGCGACCTACCGACAGCATTTCCTGTGCGACGACCTTAGAGAAGACGTTAAAGCTCAGTCCGTCCTTACTGGTGCGACGACTGATCTGCTTGAGGCGAGGCCCGGCGTTGAGCAAACGGGCGTCACGACGAAAGATCGAGCCAGTCAGGCCCGTCACCGTCCGATACACCATGTTGTAGAAAACAGCGCGGTCAAGGTAGGCCGAGTATTGCTCTTCGTCCATACCTTCGGGCTGGGGGAGATACATTTTGCCGTGGCGCTTAATTTCGACTTCGCCGATCATAGCGTGGCGGATCGCAGTCCAGATTTCTCGCCAGTTGTTGTAGTCCCAGTTTGAGAACTGCGGCGCACGCTCAATAAGCTCTTGACGCGAGCGAAGTGAGGCATAGTGGGCTTGGCGGTTATGAAACCGCTTCACTTGGCCTTTAGTCGGGGGAGTATAATCTGGCATGTAATCTCTGAAAAGGCGGCCCCCGGTCCTTATGATACCGGGGGCCTAGTCGGAGGAGACAGGCTGATGAAGGGGGCCACCCTATCTGAAACAATCCCCGCGCTTCGATTGGCACATGCGTCCTACCACGCGTGGGACGGGCTCACCCTCTAGGCCCCGCTGGGACCGGGCTCGCCGGGACACCATCGCGACAGCTTTTTCTGTCCAGATTGACCGGCAATAAGTTTACCTGTCCCCGCCGTGCTCACTTCCGCTCTCCCCACTTTGGCAGCCGACCAAAGCCGCTACTCGCCGGGCCGTTGGAGTGAGTGGTCCACGTCGTTTACAGGATAACCACTGATCGATGATGCAAAAGGAATTTCAAGTTGATGTTAAAGCTAACACAAGACGTTAACTATGTCAAGCAAAAATTGCGCTTACTGATCTGATGATTTGCGGGGCTTGATACGCAGAGCCCGTTCGAGCCTCTGCCAGAACTTGAGCTTTTCGAGTATCGGGTTGAGCCAATCGGTCAGGATGCAGAAGTTCCTGTTCTGCGGGGGCTTGTGGTGAACCGCGTGGCTGCGGCCAGATTGGATGACGCCGGTCTTCTGAAACACCTCGATCCAGCCGCCTTGGCGCTTGTGCGTCCACAGGTGAACTTCATTCATCATCATCCCACCAAACGTGGCGAAGAACCACACGACACTCGGACCGAAGAGCCACAACCAGATAACGCTGATCACCCCGGCCGCGATGAATGTCGTCGAGTTACGCGCCCAGAACGGTGTTTTAGTGAAGTCCATAGGATCGGTGTGGTGTAGGTCGTTTGGCTCCAGCACCCACTTGTCG